GTAGCTGGTGAATATGAGGAGCTGCTCCCCTTCTGCGACGCCGAGTTCGTCCATCAGCACCATGGCCTCGTCGAACTTGGCCGACTGCTCGCACTCGAGGTACTGGTCGACAGTGCCCTCCTCAGGGTTGCCGGGGAGCTTGACACCCTTCGGGTAGAGGGCGATCTGGCGCAGCCTCGTGAACTGAGCGATCATGATGGGAGCGGCGATGGCGTCCTTCTTCTGGTCATCGAGCCACACGAAGAAGCGGTCCCGCATGTTCTCGTAGAGGGCACGCTGCTCGCCCGACAGTTCGACGTAGCGGACCAGTTCGTCCATGTTCTCGGCAAACCGAGTGACGCCGCCGGTCTTGGGCGGGAGGTCCTTGAGCACCTCGTCCTTGCGGCGACGGATGATGAGGTTCTTGACGGACTTCATCAGCTCGTCGGCGGCGTAGGGGCGGAAGGTGACCTCGCCTCCGTAGGTCGAGCAGTACTCGTTGATGAACCTCTGCTTGTCGTCGAACTTGCCGGCGTACTTGCCTTTGAGGGTCAGCATGTGGAGCAGCGCCCAAAACTCCTGAGGCCTGTTCTGGATCGGAGTCCCGGTCATCGGGAACACGAGGCCGGCATTCTGGCACAGGTGCTCGATGAAGGAGAACAACTGCGTGTCCGAGTTCTTGAAGGCGTGGGCCTCGTCGAGCACGATGATGGGCCACTGGCGGGGAACCGGAGGGGCGCCGTTGAGCCCGACGACCTGGCCACTCTTGTCGACGGCGAACTGCTCCCAGAGGACGGCCGGCGTGTTCCGCAGGGTCTCGTAGTTGACGACGAGCGTCATCCCGTTCGACCAGGCGAGCTTGGCCATGGCGTCCCTCATGCCGGGGTTGCCCTGAATCTGACCTACAGGGCGCTCCGGGGACCAGTGCTCGATCTCGGCGGTGGACGTGTCCTTGATCGAGGCCGGGCAGAGCCACAGGACGCTCCGGTGCCAGGGCTTGCAGTCCTCGCAGAAGATGTCGTGGTCCTGCTCGAGGAGGTCGAGGGTGGCCGTGGCCTGTAGGGTCTTGCCGAGGCCCATCTGGTCGCAGTTGCCCCGGCCGCTCAGCCCGTCGTCCTTGGCGCCGCTCATGAAGCGAGTGCCGTCCCACTGGAAGCCTCGAATCTTGCGACCTTGAGCGTCGCCCTTGGCCCACACCCAGGAGGACTCGTCGAGGTACTTGCCCCACTTGGCGTCGGCCTCCATCTGGTCGGCCTGCTCACGCAGCAGGGCCAGAGCGTCCCGCAGTTCACGGCTCAACTGGTCACGCTCCCAGCGGGCGTCACGCAGTCCCCTCGAGATGTCGTCGGCCTGCTGGCGGAGGTTCCTGACGGTCAGGTTCTTCTCGGCCAAGATGCGCTCGAACTCGATCTGAGCGGCCTGGTAGTCCTGGGTGGCCTCGACTGCGGCCTGCTTCATCGGCTCGACCAGCTCCTGAAACGTTTTCATCTGGTTGTCGAGCGCCGTCATGCGCTCAGCGAGGTTCTTGATGGACGGGTGATCGAACCACTGCTCGTCACCACCGGAGAAGATTGCATCACTCACTGTGTTTGTCCCTTCTAGAGTAAGATCGCCCTGCGGCATGAACTAACCGTATCAGACCTGCGCCGACAATGCAACGAGTAATCTAACCCAGGATGCTTCGAGCCCAGGTTTCAAACTCGGAGGCCGTGGCCTCAAGTTCCTCGAGCGAGACGTCGCCCATCATGTCGAGAAGGGCTGTACCATCCTCCCACAGTGCGGGGAGGTCCAGCAACAGCTGCTCGAGAATCTGGTTGTAGGTGTCGTGGGCGAGGTACACGTTCTGCATGAGCTTCTTGACCTCAAGCAGCGGGTCGAGCGTGCCCTGCCTGGCGACGTTGAGCACGTCCGACTGGTCCCGAGACTTGTAGTACGCTCGCCGGTAGAGGTAGGCGAGGGCTCCTGCGACAGCGTTCCCGGTGGCCCGACGAGTCTCGACGTACATCAGGAGGCGGCTCATCTGGATCGTCTCATGCGACGTCACCAGGAGAACCTCGCCGGTAGTGCCGGCGTTGGCGCTCGCCTGCCACATGCTCTTGCGGCCATCCTTGCGGGTGGCCTCCTTCGCTCGTCCTGAGTCCCTCAGCGCCCACACGTAGCGGCGAGCGGTCTGCGGGTGCCAGGTGAACTCGTGTGCGATCTGCTCGATCGTCTTGGGCGTCGAGATGAACTTGAGCAGCTCGGACAGGATTCCGGCCCGCTGAATCTCCTCCATCGAGGCGGTCATGATGCGTTCTCCTTGATCGTCACGGTGTACCAGACAGAGCCGTCTGCGGTGTCGACTCGGACCTCGGTGTTCAACTCGTCGACTCGGATGACGACGACTGCGTTCACTCCGAGGACCCGTCGGATGCGCTCCCAGGAGGCGAGATGCCCGCTCCCCTTGAGGCGCTCATGCACGACGTCTGCGACGAGTGACTTCAAGTGCGGACGGCGACTTTGAGCCATCAGAACGGCTCCCCATCGGCGTCCAGCATCTCGAACATCTTGGCGTTCCGCTCGTCGAGGGTGATGACACCCGCCCGCCACTGAGCCTCGACCTTGCCGTACTTGCACTCCTGCACGTCGACCGACGCCCGCTCGTGGTCTGGCAGCCCGATCTCGTCCGAGTAGCGGAGGATGGGGTTGGAGCGCCCATCGTAGCCGACGACCATGACCTGACGCTCCGGCTGGGAGCGCACCGGGACGTGGTTGCCGTTCGTGCCCTTGCACCACGAGCATACGACCAGCTCCTCGGGGTCGTAGTACTCGTCGGCCTCGGTGTGGCTGCCCACGAGCACGGCCTGCGACGTGTGCCTCGACATGCACCTGACCTCGAACTCCCGCTCGTCGAAGTCCGGGTCGACCTCCGCCAGGTAGTCGCTCAGGTTGCGCTGGAGCCTGAGCACGGTCTCGAGCCTGCCCAGGTGACGGGCCTCCCGAGCGTCTCGGATGATGCCTGCGATCTTCTCGTAGTCCATGATGATCTCCTATACTCCGTGATTGGGAACGGTGAACCCTGCGGCACGAGCACAAGCGTCTGCTGCTCGCTCTTCGGTGATGTAGTCAGGTGACGTGCGACCCTGAGCGTTGCGGATGGCGTGGCACACTTCGTGAGCGGCCGCCCCCTGTAGCTCAGTGTTGTTGCCCCACGAGCCGGAGTCGACGAGCACCTTCTTCTGAGCGTAGATCGTCAGCCCGCCGACCGGAGCGCCCTGGTAGCGCAGAGTCGTCACGCCACGCTCCTGCGGCCACTGGCGGCACTCGAGCGTCCATCCTACAGGGAGGACCAGCCCCGGAGTGAGGTCGGCCGGGCAGGGGCCTCTCTGGTGGTCGCCCATCGTCCTCCAGTCCCAGCACGCCTCGTCCTCCTGGCAGGTGTTCGTCGAGTGGAACACGTAGCCTGCGGCCGGCTTACTCGAAACAACGTGGCCAGCGGCCACACCCACTCCGGCGGCGACGCTGAGCGCCAGCACCCCGGAGGCGATCACGGCCCGGAAGCTCATGACCGGCTCCCGAACACCGCTCGCATCGAGGCCGGTTGGGGCTGGACTTCCTCCATCCACGCCTCTGCCTCCTGCCTGGTGGAGAACAGCTTCCCAGCCGGGAGGCGGCACCACTGAGCGATCCCGCCGATGGTCAGGTAGTGCTCGATGATCCACCCGTTGTTCTCCGCCTCCTTCACGGTCTCACGAACGCCCTCGATGAAGCCCTCGCAGAACGCCAGGGCCTCGCCCTCGTCGGAGTTGCCCATCAGGTCTCCAGCGATGATGCGAGCGACGATCCCCACGAGCGCCTCGTCGTTCCAGCACAGGAGGTTGATGCCGTTCCAGTAGGTCTCCGGGCTCTCGCCCTCGTCCCACTCCCCATCGTGGACGTCATCCACTCGCAGGACAGCGGCGGTGACCGTGAGCTTGGTGTAGACGGACACGAACGAGGCGTAGTAGCCGTGAGTGGGAATGTCGACTGCGATGAGCGGGACTTCGTTGTTGTCGAGGATGCGAATGTTCAGATTCGAGATGGGCATGGCTTGCTCCTTTTGGGTATGCGGTGGCCTGTCGTCATTGTGACAGATTGCTCCGATGGAAGTCAACGAGTAATGTAGGCGCAACTTCTCCCCTTTCCTCTGGCCTATTCTCAGCGTTACGTCTGCCTAGGACTCGCCTAGGTTCGCCTAATGTAACAGGAGGGTAACAAGTTAGGCAAAGTGCTGGTAGAGCGTAGGCAAACGTAACAGGAGGTTAGGCGAACCTCTGCCTACGACACTAACGAGGGTGCCCCCACTAAGAAGGGGCACCCGAGTGTAGGCAACAGCTTGAGATGGAGAATTCAGAATGGCGCCTGCGAGCGTCGGAGTGGCCGGGAACGCCTAGACATTGCTCCTCAGGATGCTCACAGCTCCCTGAGATCGACCGATTATGCAGCGCCATAATTACAGGCTCGCTCCGGCCCGGCGCCGGCGAGGTTCGCCGGGCGGCTGCTCGAGGCCCGTATGTTTTCGTGAGAGGGCAGTTTATCCTCCTGCCCAGGAGGCCGAGCGCCTAGACAGAGGCGATCTCCTTCCACTTGGAGTCGACGAGGGCGATCATGGCGGCGACGTCGAGGATCGCCGGCCGGAGGTAGGTGACCTCCTGCTCGGAGGCCTTGAAGTCGAGGTCGAACCTGACCGGCGAGCCGGCGACGACCGAGATGGTTGACATGCTCATGTTCTTGTCCCTTCGTGAGCGTGAGGACGATCCCCACAGGGCGAGACAGGAGGAGCCGCCGCTCCTGCCGCACCCTGTAGCGACTAGCCCTCGGAGGCCTCGACCCGGTGGCCGATGGTCCGAGTGATGCCGTTCACCGTGACCGTGGTCTCCCAAGGCTTCGTGAGCTCGGTCACGCCGTTGGCCTCGAGCGCCGACTTGAGGGCCGGAACGCCAGCCCGCTTGAAAGCGTAGAACGCCAGACCCGAGAACGTGTCGTTGGCGTAGCTGGAGGTCGAGCCGTCCTCGGCCTTGACGTAGTGGGAGCCGCTGGAGGACTTGGCGACCCGAGGCGACGTCGACCCCGAGCCGGAGCCCTTCGGCGCCTTCGGGATCTCCAGGTCGGCCACCTTCAAGAGCGTGGCCATGGCCTTCGCCGTGTTGACGAGCTCGTCACGCTCGGTGCGGAGGGTCGACAGCTCGGCCCCGACATCGGCCTTCTGAGCCTTCAGGTAGGCGACCACGGCGTCCTCGATGGCCTGGCGGGCCTCGTCGGCGGCCGACTTGGCGGCCTCCAAGGCGTCGACGGCGAGCTGCTCGGCCTCGACGAGCGCCAGCCCGTCGTCGGTGTTGCGAATCGCCGTGCGGGCCTCCGCCTTGCGAGCGGTGACGTTGCCGGCGCTCGCCGTCATGCGAGCGTCGATGGCCTTGATCTGGTCGAGTGTGGCGGTCAGGATGGACTGGTCGAGCTTCATTTTTTGCCCCTTCGGGTTTCGGTGGCCGGGTGGCCGGTGGTTGGTTTTTCCCTACAACGTCATTATGCGCTCATCGGCCGGACATTGCAATAGGTCTAACGATATTTCCCAGGATTCTTTTTCTCTTAGGCAGCCTTATGTCACTCGGTAGGCGAGCCTAACGGAAAAGGTTGGGCTGCCTAATTCGGCGGGTGAGGCGGGCCTCACTTTCTGCCGATGCGCCGGAGTGCATAGTTATTCAAGCGGGGACCGTGAGTTCATGTAGTCTCGACCCCTTTCAGAGCCTTTCATGTAATCCCAGATGTATAGTTATACAGAGACGTGCGTCGATGCATGAAGTATGAGCAGGGAATATGAGGTAATATGGAATGACATGAGAGGCGTGGCCTGCTATGAAGTATACTCAGATGACATGGGGGATGGCGAGACTGCATGAAATGATATGAAATACTCCGGATGAGAAAGTCGATCGGGTTTCTCGGCCCGCCCCCCACCGGGACGTTAAGGACGTACCGCCAGAATAACTCCAAATCACCCATTAGACCTAATAATATCCACGCATATCCTCGACATTAGACCTACCGGGAGAAATAAGAATCCCCCTCGTCTAAGCCTACCGGGAACCACGTATCATCATAGTAGCGAAAGGAGTGCGGAGTGGCGTCAATCAACGCACTGAGGAGACGGCTAGGGCTGGGGGGCGGAAGCTCAGCGGCGACTCGAGGCACGACGAACGGCCAGAGGACGGGGCTGCGCTTCTCGCCCGGAGCGAAGATCGACACGTCTCAGGTAGACGACCGGCGGGTGGCTCCGTCAGAGTCCCCGATGCTGTCACACGCTGAGGGACGAGCGGATCGCTACCAAGGGCCGGCGGCTGGGACGGGGCCTCGTCAACCTGGAGATGCGGGGACGTGGAGGCCTGACCCCAGCGAGAGTCGAAGGAAGGCCGAGGCAGACGCCAAGACGAGGGCGCCCCGTCCTACCGGCACCGTCCCTGTAGGCTTGGTGTCCAGAAGTCCAGTGTCTCGAGAGGCACTAACTCGACGAGTTCAGAGGAGAAAATAGATGGGTTCAGTGTCGGATCACGAAAACGCTGCCTTGCCTGGAGTTGGCTCAATTGCGGACAGAGAAATCGCTTTCTGGTCTAGCGGATCGTTGGGCGGAGATGCTCTGGCCAAGGCCGCAAACCTCTCAGACCTTGTTAGTGCTGCGGCGGCTAGAGCGAACCTCGGGCTGGGTGGGGCCTCTATTCTCAGCGTCGGAAGCGGGGCTGGTGACGTTGCGGCGGGGGACTCTCCTGGAAACCTGGCTTACCAGCTCGCCTTCGGCGCCGGACCTGCTGGAGTTATCAAGCCGTGGCACGTTCCGGTACCTTATGGGGCTGAGCTATGGGCGCTCGTTAACTTTCGAGCCGGGTTCAATGTCACGGAACTGGCACCGTCGCTTACTCCAAACAGCACGACGCAGACCAAGCGAACGCTTGTAAGCGTCGGAACAATCCAAGAGGACGACGCTTTCCAACTTTCAGGTCGGGTCATCTCGATGCCGAATGTCGGTTGGGCTTACATTCAGGTCAAGCTCGTAGACGCCGGGGGTACAGACCTGGCGGGGACGACTCCGCAAGCGTTGTTCACCAACGGATTTGCTCATGCGGCGAATGAGCCATTCCTTTTCGACTTCAAGCCGAGTAACTTGTCAGGCTCTGGTGCCTTTGTTGAGGTACAGTTGCAGCTTTACAACAACACCACGGCCGGCTCTGGACTTCTCGCCATAGACAATATGAGTTTGAGGCGAGCGACGGGCCATTCCCGGCCGATGTTCTTCTCTGCCGGCACGCTATCCCCACCAACTACCAACAACCCTATTCTCCACCAGCAAATATTCAATCCGGCTACCGGGGTTTGGCAGAACACCCGCACCGACTTCGCTACTGACGGCGCTCTGAGCGTGGCTCTCGGTGCAATTAACCATTTCGATGGGCCGTCTCCGTGGCGATACCCGCCCGCCGATCCCCTATTTCTCGCAGCCACTGGGAACGTCACCACCCCTGTTGGCTCGGCCGAGGAATTGGCTGCCAACGCCCTAAGTCGTCCGGTTCGAGTCGGCAACAACGATCAGATTCTAGAAGTGCTCAAGCAGGATGGGGTGACGTGGGAGTTGCGAGGTAACGCCCACGGGGGCGAGACTCTAATCTCCGTGGCTTCCCCGAACCTGGTCTACGAGGTTGATAATGGAGATGGTGTATGGATTCCGTGGGTAGGAACTGGTAACCTGCTGCGGACCTGCCGCCGGTTCCGGTTCACCTTCAACACCCAGCTCGCTCGCTCTGCCCCAGACTCCGACGTGTTCGCCACAGTCTCCCATGTGGCGACGTTCTTCCCGGACGGCATGATGCGGATGGATCGCACGATGACTTTTACCAAGGCGATGACGCTCCGCATGATGATTGACTGGATGAGCAGCCATTCAGTTACTACTCCGAAGCTCGGCAGGATAGGTGCTGGTCATCAGGTCACGGACGAGATAGACATTTACACCAAGGCCGCTCGGCCGGTCGCTCCTACGGCCGCCACGGCGACGGTTGGCGGTGTACTGCCAGCAGCGACCTACACGTACACATACACCGACCTCACCGAGGGTGGTGAAACCACTCCGGCGATTGCAGTTACTCAAGTCACGACCGGCTCGACATCTACAGTTACCCTGACCTTGCCAGCGGTTCCATCTGGAGTAACAGGTCGACGCATCTACGGCAGATCAACTGGCGTTATGCGGCAGGTGCTCCTGACCACTCTTGGGCCAGTCACGACATGGACGGATGATGGTTCTATCCCCGCAATCGGAGCGCAGCCGCCTCGTGTAAACACAGCTAGGCGTCTCGATCAGCCCACGAGCATCGCCCTAGACTCCGCCCTGTCCGACTCGGCAACGTGGTCGGTATGGAAAGACCTCCCGACCGGCATGTGTTTTGGCAACATCTTCGACCGGGATGCTGTTCTCGGCCGTACTGGTGTTGTCGCCGCCCGGACCAAGCTCGAAGCGGGAAGTGGGATCGTTAAGAACTACATTCTTCCGGTATGGTTGAACAGTGATACAGCATTAATCGCCGGTGGGACTGTGTGGACAGCTACTCATTGGTGTATGTCTTATTGTCCTGCCGACCCGAATGGACGATGGGAACAAGAGATTGCTGACCGTGCCGCTTTCCTCTCGTCCCTCAAGACGCTCTACCCAGCGACATGAGTCTTACTCTACGTCTACCCAGCCGTCGAAGATAGTGTCGTATCTCCCGGTGGTGACGTTCGCCTGCTCGTGGAACTGCGCTGACACCCGCTCGGATGGGAACTCGTCGTCGCTAAACGCTTCGAGTTCCAGAACGAGGTTTCCGATGTCACGATCGTACACTCGTTCCCAGGTGACGCCGACGATGTGAACGTCGTCCGGGAGATGGAGAAGCTGGTGGAGGAACTCTCCAGCCATCGGCATCAGAGCCTTGCGGTCAGCACTCATGATCGAACCACGCTTTCTTGTCGTCGCAGTATCCATGTCTCATATGCATGTAGCAGGCGTTGAGACGCTCCTTGGCGCTGATGAGGAACCACTTCCAGCGAGGATAGGGCGTCAGGTAGGGTGGCCTCCACCCGAGCTGCTCGAACACCAGAGGCTTCTCGACCTGATGTCTTAGAGCCTCACCGTAGAACTGCTTGAAGTACGCATCTACGGAGTCCCACCCAGGCATCAGTTGTGGCTCTGGTCGTCGGCGGGCGCCACAGTGTCCTCGGGGTCGAACACTTCCATGGAGAACGGGACGATGTGACCTTGGAAGGTGAGCCAGAACTTCCAGCCGCCCTTCTCGAGAAGCTCTTTGTCCTCGTCCGTGATCTCGACCAGCACGTTGAGCTCAGGCCGCACCGACCCGTCTCCCTGTAGGGTCATGCCAACCATCGCCTCGACGGGCTGAACAGTTCCCTGGTCTCCGTCGGGAGGGCCGATGACGAGATGACGCCAGCCCATCGGCTCGCCTTTCGCCACGATGGCTGGGTCAATCTTGATCGGTTCCACTGTTCTCCTTCATGTCCTCGTACCGCTTGCGGAATCGGATAGGTACAACGAGCTTGATGTCCGGTGCGTCCTCAAGCGCTCCCAAGGTCACGCCCGTCTCGAGTGTGTCCTTGTAGGAGCCGCCGTTCATCAGGGCCTCCAAGGCCTCTTCACGGAGTCGGCGTCGATCCATCCCATGTCCCCATGATGTGCTCGAACGTGGCCTTGACTTCTCGGGTGTCCCCGAGGGCGGTGTGGCGCTGGTCCTTCGGGGGCCGCTCGAGGCGGAGCTGCTCAGCCAGCCAGTCGGACTTCCACGGCAGAGGAAGCTCGAGGGCGGTCGGGTAGGTCGTTCCTGCCGACTGAGCGGCTAGGTGACCGACTGCCAGAGCCTCGACGTCGATCATGTGGTAATGCCACGCAGGAGTGAACCCTTGTGACAGCAAGAGCTTCTCGTAGAAGGATGCGTCGAACCACGGACAAGCTCCGACGATGTGCCTCCCAGCGGTGGCGTAGGCGAGTTCCTCGGCCACGTAGCGAGGGTCATCCCAAACGTCCGGGCCGGCCTCTCTGACAAGCTCAGTGCGCTGGTAGAAGTTGTTGATGGATAGAGCGACGGGATCGGCGTCCTGGAGGGCCGGGGGCCAGATGCGTCGAACTTCCTCGACCCACTGGTTCTTCGGAGCGTCGAACACGATCCAGGCGATCTCCCAGGCGTCGCACCGCTTGGGATCGAGGCCGGTCGTCTCGCAGTCAGTGAAGAACAGCCTGCTCGGGTCGTAGGTCATTTCGACTCCTTCTGTGGACAGTCCCAAGGACACTCCACAATCTTGATGGTCTTGTTGGGGTCGGCGCATCGGCACTGAGAAACCAATGTGCCATGCTTGCACTCACTTCGGTAATGCACGTTCCTCCTTCCGCCTCTCTACTTCCTTGTGGTCATGGTGGTGGTTCTCTGCGGTTCGATGGAGCGGGAACGCCTCAACGTCCGCCCACCCGCACGAACACCCCGCTCTGTAGTGTTTCTTTCCTCGAGGCCCCCATGGGTATGAGGGGTGGACTCGTAGGCTGTGGATCAAAAGAGGCTCCCTTTGGCGAATCGCTTGTGGCAGATGTCGATGTATTTCTGTGAGAGTTCAGTACCGATGCCAATGCGTCCGAGCTTCTGAGCTACAAGAACCGTCGTTCCCGAGCCGAGGAAGGGGTCAAAGACCCACTCGTTCGTGTACGTGTAGAGCTTGACGAAGCGCTCGACGAGTTCGTCGGGGTACGTGAATGGATGACCGAGTTTACGACCTTCACGCTCAGCTGAAATATGCCAAACCGGGTCCATGAGCCAAGCGTGTTCAGTGGGTCCGAGTTTAGAAGCCGCCTGAATCTCCGGATGAATCTTGGAGACGTCGACCTTGCGTTGAGAAAACTGGAGTGGCTTCTGAAAGACGAGGCACATCTCGAAAGTGTTTGCAGCCAGGACTCCTTTGGGCATGGGGAAGCTCCCCGAAGGAGGACTATACGACGCCCCCTTAGCCCAAATGAACTCCTCACGTAGAACAAACCCGATATCGAGACAACGTTTGAGGACGGCGGCAACGTTGGGGTACATACCACTTGCACCAGAGGGAATGTCGTAGATGTTGACCACGAGTCGACCGAGGTCCTCGAGGAGGTTGTAACACATACGCCATACCTTCTCGAGAAAATCATGAGAGGCGTTGAAGTCCTTGGGGTCGACGAAGGTGGCATAGTCAGGCTCCGGTTGATCGACTCCCGGATAGGGAGGGCTGGTAACGATGAGAGCGGTCTTGCTACGAGGGAGCACGAGGTCCATCATCAGGCAGTTGCCGTGATAGATTTGTGCTCGACCATCGTCAATGACGAGTTCAGGCCTCTTCTCTTGATCTGAAACGGCGTTCAGCATCACCGAGGGTGTCTGGTCCGACCCTGTAATTGGCGAAGTAGGCGTCGACTGACTCACGTATGATTCGTCCCTTCGATTTTCCAGTCACTCGCATGAGGACTTCAATATGCACTTCTTGATCCTCGTACAGGCCAACGGAGGAAACACGGAGCTTTCCCCGCTTGTCCCGCTTAGACCTGCCCACGCCTGTCATCATGGCACATGCGATCGGTGCTGTCAAGGAGTAGCCATCCAGTAATCCGGGCCAGGGCCGAAGCAGGTCTAACACTCGCTCAGGCGTCGGCAGAGGCCGGTTGTCATCTCCAGGCATTTTTCCTCCAAGAGCAGGGAGTCTATCCTCATATCCTTCCAGCCATCGGGGAGTGGATACAGTTGCATGGTTACTACTTACCGGAGGCTGAGCGTGAGTACAGGGAGTTCCAGAAGCGAAAGAGAGTCGCTAGCGGTGAGCAGTTCGGAGTCTCGATTCTCGAACTTGGACCTCCCGAACCTAATCCGATTGTCGGGCTTCGTGCACAACTTCTCCTCAGCCGTATGGGCTTCGCAAAGCGGTTCTGCCTTCATCCAGGAATGCTCTACCGAGTGGAAGAAGGAATCTCTCGTTCCCTTCCGTCGCAGTTGGCTGAGGCCCTCTTAGAAGCTGGAGTTCCGATCGAGGTAGTGGATGAGCTTCGTGATCGGTTGGAGGAACAATGAGTCTTTCTGATTCGATGATTGATGTCCTGACATACATCGAGCAGGTTTGGTGGGAGGATAACAAGTCTGTTCCCACTGACGAGAAGATCGCTGAGGCTACAGGGGTGGGCCTCCAGACGATCAAAGGTTACTGGAAGGACTCGAACTTCCGAGCAGCGTTGAACGCTCGAGGCGTTACGTTCGTTAACGAGATGACCAGCGGCAAGGCGTTGTCGTATGCTCAGCTTCAAGTGGCGAACATGCTCATGAACATCATGGACAAGCGCTCGCTCCGTGAGAAGCTCCAGGCGGCTAACCTTCCAGGTGTAACTCCGGCTCAGGTGGGAGCCTGGATGCGTCAGCCTGCCTTCCAGGCGCATCTCCGTCGTCGAGCGCAAGTGTTGTACGATGACGCTGATGTCTCAGCAAATCTGGCTCTGGTGAAGGCCATCGACGCCGGAGACCTCAAGGCTGTTCAGTTGTTTCTCGAGATGACTGGACGGTACACTCCACGATCCACGGTGGACGTTAACATACATGCGGTGTTGGCGAGGGTTGTGGAGATTGTATCCATCCATGTGCGTGACCCCGCTATCTTGGAGGCCATAGCACACGACATGGAGAACCTGGAGTTGGGTAAGCCACAGGCGATCGTGGTCTCCAGCGAAGTTGTACTCGACAAGGTAAACATCACCCTATGAGGAGGAACATGCAGTTCAGTTCAGGCGCACTCGAACGTCGATTCAAGAAGGTGGCTCCTGGTTCCGGGACGCCGGGTCCGAGCGGCGGCAAGTCCGACATGGCTCCCTTCAACAAGAAGCGAGCCGGTTCGATGTTCAAGCCGAACCCCGGTGCGGGGCGAGTGTTCAAGGCGCTCCACAACCTTCCCAAGCCTCGCTAGTTGGCGAGGAAGAGCGGCCCAGGTCGTGTACCGAGCAGCTCGGAGGCTTTGCGGCGTGTGGCGCAGGGTCTCCGGGTTGCAGCCGTTCGTCCCTCGATCCATGGTTACCAGCCACACGAGAAGCAGATAGCGTTTCACTCGTCGCAAGCCAGGATTCGAGCACTCTTCGGAGGTAACCGAAGTGGTAAGACGGTTGGCGGGGGAACTGAGTCGGTTATGCGAGCTACTGGTCGATCTCCCTTTCAGCATGTCAAGCCGGCTCCGACTCATGGTCGGGTTGTCGCTGTCGACTTCAAGGAGGGCGTCGAGAAGATCGTCAAGCCGGAGATAGCCCGGTGGATGCCTCCATCTGAGTTGCAGTACGGGTCTTGGGAAGAGTCATACGACAAGGAACTTCGCACGTTGACGCTGGCTAACGGCTCAACTATCGAGTTCATGTCGTATGAACAGGATACAGAGAAGTTTGCCGGTACGTCCCGAGATTGGATTTGGTACGACGAGGAGCCGCCTCGGGCTATCTACACTGAGTGTCAGATGCGTTTGATCGACATGGGCGGTCGCTCGTGGATGACCATGACTCCGCTCGAGGGTATGACGTGGGTGTATGACGAAATCTATCTCCGGGCGCAGGTAGACCCGCTCGTCGAGGTATGGGAAATCGACATCTCGGACAACCCGCATCTGAACTCGGTTGAGATCGAGGCTATCATGTCCGGGTTAACGCCCGAGGAACGTGAAGCCCGAGCGCATGGCAAGTTCGTTCAGATTGGTGGACTCATCTACAAAGAGTTCAGCGAAAGGAACATCGTCAAGCCGTTCATTCCTCCGAAGGACTGGCTGTGGGTGGCCTCGCTGGACCACGGACTCAGCAACCCGACTGCCTGGGGGTGGTTTGCTATCGCTCCTGATGGTCGAGCCGTGATGTTCGACGAGTGGTACAAGAGCGGATTCGTGGTGGCCTACCATGCTCAGAAGGTCCACGAGGTCAATGCCCTACATGAACGTCAGCCTGACTACTATGTAGGTGACCCCTCGATCCGCAACACGGACCCGATCACAGGTACGTCGGTCCTGATCGAGTACATCAACCATGGTATTCCCATTGTTCTCGGCAATAACGACGTCAAAGCTGGTATTGACCTCGTTAAAGGCAAGATCATTGGTCTCGGAGATCCTCCTGACAACATGCCGCTCTTCTACGTCACGAGCAACTGCGTCAATACTATCAAGGAGCACCAGCGGTATAGGTGGGCGAAGTGGGCTTCTCGCCGGGCAAACGAGGATAAGAACAGGAAAGAGGAGCCGGTCAAGAAGGATGACCACACCTGCGATATGGTGAGGTATTTCTTCGCTTCACGTCCAACTCTCGAGGACGGTCAAACTGTTCCCGAGAAAAAGGTGCCCACAGGCGCAACCGAACCTGTCGACGCCTATGCTTCAATTGCGGTCGTGGAAACGGACGCCGAGCAGGGTGACTATCACCTTGGAGTCGAATACTGAGAGAGGAGTTCTCATGCCGTTCAGCCTCCGATACCGAGGCGAAACCATCCTGACCGTGGACGAGCAAGTGCTGGGAGTCGCCATCCAGACCGCTCGTGGCGAGACGGCCACCACTGGAATCGCTCCCAACGAAGGCGTCGTCGACATCGTTCTCAACACGGTCGCCGCCGGTGGCCCGCCCCGACTCGACCAGATCGAGATGGCGGCTGTCCAGGCCACTCGTGACCGGGCCGTCGAGGGCCAGTCCGTCGGTCGGGTGCGTGACTTCGACGTGGAGCCCACCCGCTCGACGCAGGGGTTCCACGACGAGACCCTCCGTGAGGGTGGAGTCGACCGGGGCCAGGAGCAGGTGTTCACGCAGGGTCCGAGTGTCGACCTGGCCCAAGGGCTGCACCCGTCCGACAGCGAGACCCTCACCGCCCGCATCGAGGCGTTCAGCGACCACGGCGATGCTCAGCGGGCGATCAAGGACAACCAGCCCTCCGGCCAGGGCTTCACCGCAGAGAAGGGAGCGACCCCCTCCGGCACCGCCTCCGACTCCGTCTCCTCGTCTGACTCCCCTCCCTCCGACGTGGCCCGGCCTGTAGGCGCTCCTGTTCCGGAGGCCGGCGAAGGCAACTCCTCCGGCTCCGGCGATGCCAACCCGAGTGGCCCGGGCTCTGGCTCGTCGGAGTCGGGGGACAACCGGGACTACGACACCAAGAGCGCCACCCAGCCGGACTCGCCGGCGGGTAACCCCCCGTCCACGTCCGCCGCTCCGGGTATCAAGCTGCCCGGCAAGTCAGAGGGCTCTGCTGGCAAGACCGGCGGAACCAAGGCCGGAACGAAGGAGTAACCATGCAGGTCATCACACGACAGCAGGCGGTCGCACTCCCAGGGACATGCATCTTCTGTCCAGGGAGTGTTCGTGATCGCTTTGTCGACACCGGCATCCAGGTGGAGTGGTATGGCGCCATCATCATCTGTGAGCAGTGTGTGACCTCCATGGGGCAGCAGTTCGGGATGGTGACTCGTGGTCAGGTGTCTAATCTCGAGGCCATCATGCTCGAGAAGGTAGACGAGATCTTCTCGTTGCAAACGCAACTCGCTACGCTGGAAGGAGTCCGAAATGCCTTGGCTGCTGGGGGCTGGGTGGCTCCTGACGGTACTGGTGTGCTGGCTGTTCCATCTCCTGCTCGTTCGGGAGATGATGGAGTCGCACCGCCACCGGGAAGCGACGTGGGAACTCAAGGAGGAGCGGCTCCTGAACAGGTGCATGACGAAGGACTGGCAGAGCTACGTTCAGATGAACGGGGCACTGGCGTCCTCAATATCTGAGCCAGGTGAAGGTGTCGGACTGAGTGAGGAGTCCGAGGCTATCGCATGGGCCAAGGCTCATGGGATGCCAGAACTTGGTGACGTGATTCTCGATCAAGAGGACTTGAAAGACTTGGGTCTGCTCCAGTGACGCTGACAGCGCCGAACCCTACGAGTTACGGTCAGGGCGAGGGCGGCGCTGCACCCAAGCGCAAGCGCTCTAACCCGATCCTGGAACGGACTCGGGACGCAGAACTCATCACAATGATGCACGACTGGTTCCAGACGTGTCGTCAGGGACGTCTCTCCTACGAGCGGGAGTGGTACGAGAACCTGGCGTTCTACTTCGGGAAGCAGTACGTTCAGTGGGCCAACAAGGTCGCAGACGCTGGACTCATGCGTCTCATCGAGCCGCCCATGCCGCCGTGGCGTGTTCGACTCATTAGCAACAAGATCAAGCCGGTTATTCGTAAGGAGCTGGCGAAGGTCACTAAAGAGAAGCCTCAGCCGTTCGTCATCCCAGCCTCGACAGATGACGACGACCTGGCTGCTGCTCGAGCTGGCGAACAAATCTTCGAGCATGTAACCAGAGAGCTCAAGTTCGATCGCACTGTGCGTCGGACTCAGTTCTGGACGCTTCTCTGTGGTACGGCGTTTATGAAGGACTGGTACGATCCGAATCTCGCTGACGCCAACGGCGTAATGGGCTCCATCCAAATCGAGCCGATCACTCCGTTCCAGTTTTTCATCCCGGACCCTCAGGAAGAGGAGCTCGACAACCAGCCTTATGGCATTCACGTCTTGGCCAAGACGCCGGAGTTCGTCGAGGGCACCTACAAGAAAACTGTCGAGGCAGACTCCAATACTGGCAGCGGTCTGCTGGAGCAGCGATTCCTTCACTCCATCGGCGTCGAGCAGCTTCCCCGAAAGTTCGTGGCTGTCAAAGAGTGCTGGATCAAGCCATGCAAGAAGTTCCCCGACGGAGCGGTTATCACGTATGCGGGTGACGTGATCCTCAACGTAGCGGAAGAGTGGCCTTTCCAGTACCGGGACTATCCCTTCACCAAAATGGAGCACGTTCCGACGGGCCAGTTCTACGCTCAGTCGGTGATCCCGGACCTCATTCCGCTCCAGAAGGAGATGAACCGTACAAGGTCTCAGATCATCGAGGCCAAGAACCGTATGTCCAAGCCTCAGTTGATCGCCCCTCGTGGATCGGTCGATCCGTCGAAGGTGACGTCTGAGCCTGGTCTCATCATCTTCTACACACCTGGGTTCGCTCCTCCGCAGCCGCTTCCTCTAGTAGCGGTTCCTGGATATGTGATAGACGAGATCAACCGCTGCCAACGAGACATGGACGACATCTCGGGGCAGCACGAGATCAGCAAAGGCAACGCTCCTACAGGTGTGTCGGCGGCTACGGCTATCTCGTTCTTGCAGGAGCAGGACGATGCGATGATCTCGCCCTCGATCACGTCGTTAGAGGAGTGCGTCGCCAGGATCGGGACACACCTGCTGTCTCACGTCGACCAGTTTTGGGAGGCGGAGCGGACGATTAAGGCGATAGGCGAGAACAACGCATTCGATGTCGTCATGTTCAATAAGGCGGCGATCAACGGCAATACCGATCTCAATATTCAGGCGGGAAGTGCGACGCCGAGAAGCACCGCAGCCAAGCAGGCGTTCATCATGGAGATGATGGACAAGAAATACATCACCGCCGAGCAAGGCTTGCGCTACCTCAATATGTCTGAGACCGGACGCATGTACGAGGAACTCCAGGTCTCGACACGTCAGGCGGAACGTGAGAACCTTCGTTTGTCACAAGGCGAGGAGATTCAGACCAACACGTTTGACGAGGACCAGATTCATGTTCTGGCTCACGATATGTACCGTCGTCGCCAAGCGTTCGATAGACTCCCGGACGAGGTAAAGATCGCCTTCGAGAATCACGTTCAGCAGCACAAGCAGAAGATGGGCCTCCAGCAGGGAACTCCGATAGCTCCAGGTGAGCCGTTGCCTCCGTCCCCTGATGGTCAGCTCGGTGCTGCTTCCCCGGACGGGGGCGGAGGACCTCCGGGAATGCCACCAATGCCTCCTGGCGGAGCCCCTCCGCAGGCAGGTCCGCCTCAACAAGGAATGGAGTAGACAATGGCAACCCTACAGATCGGAAACAACGCCGGTTTCGCCGCCAAGGCAGGCAAGAACATCAACGGAGGCGACGACGCCATGGCGGCGCTCAACAACGCCAACCAACTCACTCTCGCCGCCAAGCGGACACGGCTCACGGCGATCAACGGGACGTACTACACGGCGGCGTTCCTCGACAAGCTCACCGCCAACGACATCGACTACGCCCTCCGGCTGGCCGACAACCCGACGAGCATCTGATGTCCATGGGACAGGGGCAAGGCCCCTCACCTCGTCGAGTTCGTCCGAACAGCTTCCCAGGCGGAGGGAGATCTGCGACCAAGGCTCCTGGCAGCCCCAACGGCTTCTCCCCCCTCGGTGGTGGAGGCGGCTCGCCCCTGGGACCTCCCCCTGTAGGTCAGTCTCAGGGAACCGAGGGAGGAGCGATGGGCATGTACCGCAACGCCATTCTCCGCAGGATGCAGGGAACGGCGGGCGGGATGCCTCCGGTCGGAGGACCGATGCCTGGGGCGCAGGCTCCAGGTATGGCTCCGCCTCCTGGTATGGCTCCTCCCCCCGGTGGGCCGCAGCAGGCTCTTGGTGGGCCACAGATGGCTCCGCCAGGGCAGGCGCCCCCTCAGATGGAAGGTGGAGCTGAGGGAGTGCAGGGGATGATCCAGAACCTCTTGCGTACTCGCAACAGCCGACGAGTTCTTGGTGGAGCTTCTGGCCCATTGGGCCAGTAGGTCTGTCAAGATAGATCAACAGCAGCGCCAGGGCCGGTTTTCGGTACAGCGACGAGCAAGGAGTGATGCAATGAGTTTCACGAACCAGGGAACCAACGAGACAGGCAGCGGAGGGTGGAACACGCTCCCGCAGCAGCAGCACTTCTCGGTGGACCAGGGTGCAGGAGGTTCGGCTCAGGCCGGCGGAGACCCCCAAGCCGCAGTCGTGGCGGCGATGCAGGCAGGGGCTCAGAACGGGAACGGCCAAGGCGCTCCGACGGGAGCCGCACAGCCTCAGGGCCAGCCTCAGGGAGGAAATCAATTCCTTGATGGCATCCTGGCACAGATCGACCCGGCTCACCGGCCGATAGTCGAGCCGTACCTCGGCAAGTGGAACGCAGGCGTCACTCGCAGGTTCCAAGAGCTACACGGTGAACTGGAGCCTTACAAGCAGCTCGGGGCAGACCCGGACACGCTTGCGGAGGCCTACCAGCTCTACCAGGCGATCGACTCCAATCCCCAAGGCGTGCTGGAAATGCTCCAGCAGGCCATGGCGGAGATCGCTCCTCAGGGACAGCCGCAAGGGCAAGGGAACCAGCAGGCTCCGGAAGGCGAGGGTGGCCAGCAGGCAGCCCTCCCTCCGGAGTTCCAGGAGAAGATGACACAGTTCGAGCAGGCTCTGGAGTTCATGGCCTCCAGGTTCCTGGAGCAGCAGACCTCGCAGACCGAGGAAGCCGAGGACGCTCAGCTTGACCAGTACCTCGGCAACCTCAAGGGCGAGTTCGGTGACTTCGACGAGGATTTCGTCATCGCCAAGATGATGGCCGGAGTCTCTGGTGAGGATGCCGTCAAGGCGTACCACCAGGCTATCCAGGGTCAGGTCAACCAGCGTGCTCGGACTCCCAACGTTCCTCCCATCCTTGGAGGCGGCGGTGCCGTCCCTCAAGAAGGCAAGAGCGTGGTGGACGCTTCTCCCAAGGACACCAAGGCGCTCGTCGCCCAGATTCTCGCCGCAAGCCAAGCCCAATGAAAGAGAGATGACATGCCCGCAACCATGACAACCGTGGACGGAATCCTCAAGGAGGTCTACGGTCCACGTCTCGTCAACCAGCTCCAGAACGAGACGCTCGCCCTCAAGCGCATCGAGCGTACGAGCGATGGCGTCGTGGAGACGGTCGGCGGCAAGTACGTCGACTTCCCCCTCAAGGTCGCCCGGAACTCCGGCATCGGCTACCGGAACGAGCTCGAGCAGCTCCCCAACCCCGGTCAGCAGGGATACGCCGAGGTCCACGTTCCACTCCGCTACGGCTACGGTCGTGCGAGGGTCTCCGGTCAGGTCATGGACCTGGCCGAGACGAACTACCAGGCGTTCGCATCCGGCCTCGACAACGAGATGGACGGCCTCAAGGACGACCTCGCCAAGGACTCGAACCGGGTTGCCTACAACGACTCCTCGGGCCTCATGGCGTCGATGACCGACGCTGCGACCTCGGCCACCCACACCGTCGACAACGCTCAGTACCTCGAGATCGGCATGATCGTCGACGTGCTCACTCGTTCCAACGGCGCCACGGTCTCGCTGTCTCTGACGATCACCGACATCAACGGCCTGACCGTCACGTTCTCGGCTTCGTTCGTGTCCGCCCTCACCGCCGGTGTGTACCGCCAGGGCAACTACGGTCGTGAGCCGGCAGGCTTTGGCCTCATCGTGGACGACACGGCCACGCTCCACGGTCTCAACCCTGCTACCCAGCGGAAGTGGGCAGCGACGATCCTCGCCAACGGCGGCGTCAACCGGGCGCTCAGCGAGGCGCTCATGATCCAGACGTGCGACGGCATCCGTACCAAGAGCGGCAAGCGTCCGAGCGTCATCTTCAACAACCTCGGCGTGCGCCGGGCCTACTTCAACCTGCTCACCCAGCAGCGCCGGTACACCGACACCAAGGAGTACGCCGGCGGCTTCCAAGGCCTCCCGTTCAACTACGGTAAGGAGATTCCGGTCGTCGAGGAC